TAAAGTAATGAACGATAAAACTTTGCAGAAATTCAATAATCAATGGCTGCGAAAAAAACTTATCTACAAAAAATAAATATTAATTGATTTTTAAGATAAAATCTTATATGATCCCGTATATCTGATAGGAGATTATTATGGATACAACTAAATGGAAAAGTGTTTTGCTGCCAAAATCTGTATATGACGATATTAAAGCACTTGCCAAAAAAGAAAGGCGGACAATATCCGGTCAATTACGAATAGTATTTGAAGTATACCTTCTTGTGGTCAAACACGGATTGATGAAAGAACTAGAAGGTGTGGTTGAAGAAGAACGTAAAAGTGCTTGACTTTTTTATGGGGGTTTTTGTAAGATCTGTTTGTGAATTGTGAAATGTAAAACATTACCCTAATACCCCGGTCCTTGGACCGGGGTTTTTTTTGTGTTTCGTTACAAAAACGGTTTCATAACATATATATCTGAGAAATAAAAAAAAAAAAAAAAAAAAAATAAGGCCGTAACCGGTGTAACCGGTGTAACCGAGCACTTTTTTGTATTTAATACAACTACTTATATGGTTACATAAAGTCAAAAGTAAAATGTTACCTTTTTGCACTTATGTAACCGTTTCAAACGCCAAACTGCGTTAAAGGCGCTCAAAGAAAAAAAATATAAAAAAAGATTTCTCATCTATATAAGTTTTGGTATAGTCCCTTTGTCATTAACTGAATTTAACAAAAATTATGGCTACAAAAAGAAAGCGACCTGTCAAGATCCCAAAGGATGTGCCGTATGTAGAGAAGCGGAAGCCCGGAAGGCCCCGCGCTACCACCACTACAATGTTGACTCGGAAACAAGAAATTTTTGTTAAAGAATTAGTCAGTAACGACGGAATGATTACACTGAGGGAGGCTGCCATTCGCGCTGGATATCCAGAAGGGTCCGCCCATAGCCGTGCGTATGAGCTTACAAATCCACACATAAGTCCCCATGTTGTGGCCGAAATTAAGCGTTTTCGCAACGAATTAGACGAAAAATACGGTGTAACTTACCAAAGACATCTTCGAGATTTGAAAAAAATTAGAGATCAAGCTTTGGAAAATGGGGCATATTCGGCTGCGGTACAAGCAGAGTTTCGTCGAGGACAAGCGCATGGCGATATCTATGTGAATAAATCAGAGATACGACATGGGACTATTGACAGTATGAGCAAAGATGAGGTTCTCAAAGCTTTGGATGAGTTAAAAGATAACTATAATGTTATTGATGTAACCCCAGAGGATGATGATGACTTGCAGGAAGGAGGCCGGACTTTATCAGTCGATGAAGAATGGGCTGAAGACATCGAGCCGGAAGCTCAAGTTCACTAGAATAGAAAGTTGGGTATCGGCAGGTGTACCCGATTTATTAATCTGTGATGAAAAAGGTCTATTTCATTTTGTCGAGCTCAAGTTTATTACCGCTAACGCAGTTAATATTCGTCCAAGTCAAATTTCATGGTTAACTCGGCATGAAAGTAGTAGCAGTTGGATTCTTGTCAAAAGAGTCCAAAAATTACAATCGTTAGATCAAAATCCACTACCAGAACTTTTTTTGTATCAAGCAAAACAAGTGCTTGAACTTGTGGAGCAAGGAGTGAAACTTTCTCCTTATTATTACCAAAAGTCAAAAAGTTTCAAATTTGATGAAATATATCGTTTGATTTCTCCCATATACTATGATAATCTCCCATAACATTTCACAAATGAGGAGAAAAAAATGTATATAAGATTGGAGCATGATGAAATTGAACAAGCCATCGAGGATTATATAAATAAAAATTATAATTTTGGGATGCAAAAAGATTGGGAGCTAGGAGAACATGGAATAGTTCCCTATTTTAAAACTACGCAGCCGAGACCTAATTACAAAAGAGATGGAAAAGTAACTAAAACCGAAGCTAAATTTTTAAAAAGATTACTCGATGACTTTGGTTTATCTTGGAAATTGTACAAAGAATTTTTGCTTGGGGCGCGGATACCCTCTTTTGGTGACACTTCGTATTCTTATGAAATTGATGACTGGGATACTGAAATTGAGACTTGCGCTCTCGACCAAGATACCTCTTTGACTATTTATGTAGCCACAAAAAAAGAGATTGCGAGCAAGGAGGAAAATCAAAATGACTGAAGTCTATGAAAATTTTATTTCTAAAATGTTTGCAGACATGAAGATAGAAACAGCTAAAGAACTTGCGCTTTTATATTTGGGCTTACGTCTAGGCAAAGATCTTGAATATTGTGTGACCGGATACACCGGTAGCGGTGGAAAAAAATCAACGATTGAACTTGGTTACTTCGATTCTGATTCAATTAAAATTCATGAGGATGGATATTTTGAAACAATTTCTTATGATGAGGTTGCGGATTACAAGATTGCGGGTGTTTTTTTGCGTGCGATGGTTGAGGCGCATCAAGATTTTAAAAATTTACAAGTTTCAAAACTGGAGGCGGCATGAAAACTTACAAAGATCTTCTTCAATCTCTAACAAGTAATTTTGACCAACTAGCTAAACAACCTATCGTGTTGATAGACCCGGGCGATGATCTCCCAGCGGAGGCTGAGTTGGATTTTGTTTTGTCCGAAGATGGGCAGTGGCAAATAAAAATTTCTTGGGTTAAATTTACTGATGATTATTTGGAACAACACAAACAAGGAGGAGTTTGCTATGACTGCGACGACTAGAAAGAAATACTCTCACTTTATTGTGCTTGGGGTTCGCGTAGATTGCGACGAGATTGACGGTAGTGACATTACGCAAAGTGATATTTCAAACGCTGTTGTCCATCGTCTGCACAAACTTTCTGTTGCTGACAGATTGATATCTGCTGTCGGATTGCCTAAAGACGAATTAGACGAGGGGGATTTTATCACTCATGTTTATCATTGAATGGATAGCTAGACTTCTTTACGGGAATGATGCAGTAGACAAAGTCAATAAAAAGCCAAGGAAAAAACCGCGTACTGGCCGGAGAAAATAAATAGTTATATAACAAACCGTTATCAATATATAACAGACTGCAATCAATAAATATGCGATAATATGTTAAAATATTATATAAACTATTAAAAGTTTATGTTCTTTCACAATTCAATAGAGGAGAATCACCATGAGTGAAGTTAAAGACATGGGCGGCAGAGTTGTTGTTGATAGCCTTGAAGATATTAATAAGTATATCGAAAAAAATTTTCCAGACGGTCTTGAAGCCAAACGAGTCAAAGGAGATGAAGGTACTTACCTTGGTTATAGACTTAATCGATATGCTTATACTGATAGAGCTGCTGCGGAGTGTCACGCGATGCGAGACATAATCCTAGACAACGTAGGACAATCATACGGCTGCCCTTTCGAGTCCTATGTAAAAACAGTAAAAAGTGAAGACCATTCAAATGTTGTTGGCGAAGAATGGCATATTGTTTTTACTGGGCCGTATCAGGATGCACCCGCATAAGAGAACCAAATAACACATTGTTCCACATGGAACTATATAAATATCATTAAAAAAATATTTACCCCGTCCCTTGACGGGGATTTTTTTAGGTGATAGTATGCGATAAATCCCATAAAAGGAAAGCGATATGGATATTCACGAGGCTAAAAAAATAGTAGGAAATCAACCAAAATGGGCGATTAAAAATATGGTTAAAGCTTTAAGCACTCATTCTTGGCTAAACACTGAAGCAGAAAAAAGAAGGCTACAAGCTGGAAAAATTATTCTTAAAAAGGTTAAAAAATGAAATTGTATAACAGAGGAGTTGTGTGATGAAGATAACGGTAACCGGTTTTAAAAACTTCACGGATATGCATAGTCGAAAATGTGGGGTGCGCTGGTACGGGGACATAATGATTCAAAGTTTAGAATATCAAAATCCTCGCTATCACGAGGGAATAGCACTTGTTGCTTACACGGCATATGGCATGGCTAAATTTGTTTCAGCCATGGATGAGCATGGGTTTGAACTTGGTGAGTGGGACTATCACGATGGAGATTTTTACTCGTGGGGTAAACATAGGTTTTACAATGATAGTGTTAAAGAAAAATTAATCATTCGTGGTCTTTACGATTCCCTAAATAAGGGTGTTGATCGAATCAAATGGATTAATAATGGTTCTTGGTATACTGATGAAGCGCGTAAAAAGTGGAAAGATTGGCATGGCCGTTTTATTGAAATTCTTACAGAAGTTGAAATTTTTGTTGATGATTACGAGGTCGATAAGGAGGATTTGTGTGATGAAAAAATTTAACTGTTTATTTATTCCAATCC